AGTGTACAGGTAGAAACTACTTTTGACCCACCGTTTACTATGGAAATGGTTCCAGAAGAAACAAAATTAATGTTAGGATGGATGTAATATGATACTTAGTCCTCAACGTATCCAAGAAATAAAAGATAAAGCTTTGGCAAATTTAAAGAAGGCTGACAACAGTCGAGGTGACTTTGATAAAGAAAAGTTTTGGTCACTCTATAGGGCTGATGTTAGAGAATTACTTTCAGCTATCAATTCATTGGAGGGAAAAGATGATTAAACATAAGTATGTTTGTAGTGAGTGTGGGTATGTACATAAGGAAGACATGCCTGAAGGCTTTGAGTGTCCCATTTGTGGATGTGAGGAGTTTGAAGACCTCACAGACTATGATGATGAGTAGTGCCAAGCATAGATGTGCTGAGTGTGGTTCAGATAATATTGAATGGACGGTAGACCTTGATGATCCTACACCTTGGGATTATTATACCTGTCTTGAGTGTGATTACACCGATCAAAAAAACTATTTTAAAGGGAGACAATAATGGCTGATGAAGAAGTAGAAGTACAAGAACCTGATGAAAAAGATTTAAAAATTCAAGAGCTTGAAAAAGAACTTGAACAACATAAAAAATTATTTAACATACATCGTGCAGGGTTACAGCCCTACCTTGATGGAATAATTAAAGAAGTAGTTTCTAAATTACAAATCACTTATAAGGAGAAGTAAATGTTAATAGCATTTTCCATAATAACAAATCTTATTTTTTACATAGAGAACAAAGAGTTCTTTGATGAGGTACATCAACAGACAACCACTAACCCTGATCTGGAATGGAATTATGTGGGGAAACAAAAGGTTAACCCTAATGTTAAATCTATTACAGTAGGAGATGACTACATTTATTTTAGATTGGAGGAGAAGTAAGATGAATAATATACATTTAACTAAAGAGCAAGTTAATTATATAATAGAATATCTTACGGAAGAAGAAGAAAGAGTACCAGTAGGGGATGTATTCGATCTTATTACTGATCGTGCTGAATGGATTGAAGAAGCTGTTGAAGCTTGGAATGGAGGAGCTAGATGAGCATCATTGAAGGTAAGGTATGGGGTAGCACAGAACCTATACTGCAATCACCAGCAGTAGAGATACACAGAATTAAAGTAAACAAAGATGGGTATTGTTCTCAGCATAAGCATCAGTCTAAGATTAATGCTTTCTATGTAGTATCGGGTGAACTAGAAATAGAAAGATGGAAAGACTATGGGTTATGTGACAGTACCCTACTAAAAGCTGGTGACTTATCTATTGTACCAGCAGGAGAACAGCACAGATTTAAAGCAAGAAAAAATACTGAAGCTTTAGAGATTTACTGGGCTGAGTTAAACCATAATGACATACAACGTGAAAATGTAGGAGGTATATGATGGATTTAATATTATTATTATTAGTCATGCTAGGATTTTAAGTTATGAGAAAAGTATTACTTTTATTACTTGTATTTATGGTCTTTGTTGTTATGATGGCTTCAGCCAAAGCTAATGAGTTTGAGTGTTTGGTTGAAGCTATCTATCATGAGGCTAGAGGTGAAGAGTTTATAGGTATGTTAGCTGTAGCTAATGTAGTCTTAACAAGAAAAGAAAGTAGTAAATATCCTAACACAATTTGTGGGGTAGTACATCAAGCTAAAACATTTAAAGGAAAAATTATTAGGAATAGATGTCAGTTTAGTTACTACTGTGATGGTAAACGAGAAGAGTTTAAAGATGTTGCTTCAGCATTATTAGCTATGGATGTTGCAGAAATGTCACTCATGGGTATACAACTCAAGCAGACTGTGGGTTGCACACACTATCATGCCAGCCATGTTACACCCAGATGGGCATCTGATCCTCACTTTAAAGCTATGGGACAAATAGGGGCGCATGTATTTTATATTGACATGACCCCATAAACATGATAATATATATGTATATATTATATTATATATTATAGTACTACTTTAGTAAAGGAAGAGATAATGAAAACTAAAGATAATATAGTATCTAGACTTCATTCAGCAGTAGATCAATTAAATAAACAAGTAAGAACACTACAAGAAAGTAATAAAAAATTACTAGAAGAAAATGCTGCGCTTAAACAAATAGAAGCTAACAAGAAATGGATTGAACTCGATGACTAAAAATCTATGGCAACAGGAACGAAGGCAACTGTTTAGAGAACTTGTCAAACAGTATGCTGATGAAGGCTACAATCAGAAAGAATCAAAACGCTTGGCAAAGATGGAGATAAATGATATTATGGAAGATAAAGAAAGTTTTGTAGATAATTTATGGAGGGAAACTTTTAGGGATGTCTAGATGGAGACTCATATTAAACAAGGAAATGGGGAAGGTAGGTCTGGAAACCTTTCGTACAAAGAAGGAAGCAATGGAGGCTATTGAATACCGTAATACTTTAACAAGACATTTAGGATATGATCCTGATCTAACCTATGAGATTGAAGAGGTAAAGAAAAAGGAGAGGTGATATGAAAGAGTGGGGAGATAGAAATGCTTGCCCTGATTGCGGAGCAAGTAGAGCTAATGTTCAACACATGGATGGACATTCATACTGTTTCAGTTGTAAGACAAGATTTGGAGAAGGTGTTATGCAAGATGTTAAGATTGTTGAAACAAACTCAGTACTTAAAACAACAGGATTACTAGGAGATATACCCGATAGAAAAATTAGTAGAGATACAGCCAAGAAGTATAATGTTCAAATAAAAAAGAAAGGTGACACTGTTACTCATCATATCTATCAGTACTTTGATGAGAGCGGTAATCACATAGCTAATAAGGTAAGGGAAGTACAAGGGAAAAAGTTTTGGTCTGAAGGTAACATAGGTAGAGCCGAACTCTTTGGACAGAACCTCTTCAATCAGAGGGGGAAGTTTATTACTGTATGTGAGGGAGAGATAGATGCTATGTCTGCCTATGAGCTAATGGGTAGTAAGTGGCCTGTTGTCTCAATCAAGAATGGTGCTGCATCTGCCTTGGAGAATTGTAAGCAAGCCTTTAATTATCTAAATCAATTCGATAATGTAGTCTTATGTTTTGATAATGATAAGCCGGGGAAGGAATCTGCCCAAAAGGTAGCCCAACTCTTTGAGCCTAACAAATGTAAGGTTGTCTCCCTAGATCTGAAAGATCCTAATGAGTACCTATTAACAGGACAAAGGGAAAAGTTTACCCAAGCATGGTGGAATGCCAGAGTTTATACTCCAGCAGGTATTATAAACCTAGCGTCACTTGGAGAAAGCCTGTATGATGAGAAGGATTGTCAGGTGTGTAAGTATCCTTGGGTAGGTCTGAATGAGAAGACATATGGTATGAGAACAGGTGAGTTAGTTTGCTTTACCTCTGGTGCTGGTATGGGTAAGTCTAGTATTGTACGTGAACTTATGCATCATATCCTTACTGTCACAGAAGATACCATAGGAGTCCTAGCGATGGAGGAGAGCATACGTAATACAGCATTTAATATCATGTCTGTAGAAGCGAATGCCAGATTGTACATCAGAGAAATACGAGATCAGTTTACCAGAGAGCAGCTTAGAGAGTGGCAGAATGCTACCATAGATAGCGAAAGGTTCTTTGCGTTTGATCACTTTGGTTCTATATCCAATGATGAGATACTGGATCGTGTCAGGTACATGGCGAAGGCACTGGACTGTAAGTGGGTAGTACTGGATCATCTATCAATACTTGTATCGGGTAATGAAGAGTTTGGAGATGAGAGGAAATCTATTGATGTGCTGATGACTAAGCTGAGATCATTGGTGGAAGAAACAAATGTAGGATTACTTTTAGTATCTCATCTGAAAAGACCAACAGGAGATAAGGGACATGAGGACGGCAGAGAAGTATCTCTCTCGCACCTTAGAGGATCGGCTAGTATTGCTCATCTAAGTGATAGTGTCATAGCCTTGGAAAGAAATCAGCAAGCTGAAGATCCAGATGAAGCTAATACTACAACCCTGCGTATCCTGAAGAACAGGTATACAGGAGATACAGGTATAGCATGTAGATTATTTTATGATAAAGAAACTGGAAGGATGTCTGAAACTGAGAACCCCTTCATAGAAAACGATAATGAATTTATGGAGAATGATAATGCCGTATGAAGATCCAGAACATAGAAAGAAATATTATCAAAAAAATAAAGAATATATTAAGAAACAAAGTCGAGAATATTATCACAAAAATAAAGAATACTATAGGAAATATAAAAAAGAAAACCCTTGGGTGAGAATGACAATCTCTGCAAAGAGAAGAACAAATCTTCCCTTCAATATTACTAGTGAATATGTTAAAAGTATATGGCCTGAAGATAATACGTGTCCAGCACTAAACATTAAATTTAAACAAGGAACTGAGGGAAGCCCTGTTGATAGTTCACCATCCCTAGATAGAATTATTCCTAAGTTAGGATACATAAAAGGTAATGTACAAATAGTTTCTCATTTAGCTAACAAGATAATGAATAATGCCACACCAGATCAGGTTATGGCAGTAGCCAAACATTATAAAAAAATAACGGAGAAAAAGAATGCAGCCTAGAGATGTTATGATCCAGTGGCTATATAAAAATATACCAAATTTAATAATACAACCTGAAGATCGTAGTGCGTTTGATATAGTAGGAGAAGTAAATGGTAATGGTTCTAAATCTATCTATAGTGTAGATGTCCATGAAAGATGGGTAGAAGAGTGGCCTGAGAACTGGAAGTATATATACATTCCATTGAAAAATAAAAAATTAATTGATGATTGGAAAAATTTTAATAGGTATGATCTTTACACGTTTATTATCTTTAGAAAAGATTTAAAGAAAGCTTGGCATATATCCTCAGATGTAGTAAATGATTCTAAAATTTTAGGACAAAATTTTTTAATAGATATACGTGATGCATATCAAGTGGAGATGATCAATGACTAAAGCTATTGTTGACATAGAAACAG